CGTTTCAGCAACGGTAGGCGTAGCGCCCAGCGTGGCAGAAGAAGCGTTTGCCTGACCGACAGCGCCAACACCGATACCACCAGAACCCGTGTCACGCGCAGCCTTAATAGCCAGCGAGAACAGGTTACGGTCGTGGGTCTGTGCAAGAGCTTCACCGATTTGACGGCTGTACTCAGAGCGAACTTCGAAGTGCGACATTGCCTCATCAACGTCAGAGATCGACGCATGAGAGATGAGCTTGTCATCAATGGTGATGATCTTCTCATCCGACTGAATAGCATTGCCGAGGATTTCAGTACCGGGAGTGTGATACTCCGCAACGGTCGTACCGATTGCTGGGAAAGAGGCAGACTTGCCAGAAGAGATGTTACGAACACGGGTTTTATCGGTCATAACAGTCTTGTTAGCGAAAGTAGTGAGAACTTCACCACTTACTACCTTTAGGAATAGTTCACGCTTGTCAGAGCCGCCTTTAATAGCGCCATAACGTGAGGGAGTTGAATTAGCCATAGAATTATTTCCTTCCGAGAAATATATTGGGGGATTGAAAATGAGTTGAAATGAACTCGTCCCACCTATTCGGTTATCCTATTGTGATCTCCTCAAAGACTATCGTTGGGCCGGAAGGTTAGTACTTGTCATTATGTTTACTTAAGACCGCTTAGGTTGTTTACGCCTGTTAGCAGCCTTGGAAAGGATTTGGAGATTAGTGCGACGGTTATCAGATGCGTTCATATTCTTATGATCGACTTCTTTACCCTTTAACGCAGAAGCCCCATGCTCCTTAATCATCAAACGCCGAGCGCGCTGTCTCATTATGTTGTCTTGGCGTCGTTCAGGCGTCCGTGATGCTTTGTATTCTTTGTTGTAATCACGAGCCATGTAGTTAATCCAAAAGGCCCGCCGATCTGCTAATAGCAGTCAACTGTCCCCTTTAAAGGCGGGTGTTATTCATATGATGTCTGAGCGTTCCAGCTTGCGCTCCACATCCTTACGGAATGCAGGGTCTTTCTGGTAACGAGGGTCAGACATGTCTTTCTGAAGCTCTGCGAGAGAGCGGTATGTTTGGGCTTCAGCGTTGACGTTCTCACCCTTGACAGAGCGAATAGGCTCAAATCCTGCGTCTGCCTTGTAGCGAGCCTGTAGACCCTTAGTAGCCATGTTAGCCATGTTTAGGTCGCCAGAGTTCACTGCACGGTTGAACGTATCAATTTCGTTCTGTTTGAGATTGTCAGCTGCCCAGCCAATCATTTCGACATACTGATCTTTACCACCAACTGCGGATACGACGCTGCTTTCAAACTGCTGCGTCTTAAGATCAATGTATTCATCAACTAGGGTCTTGGGGATACCCTTCTTATCGAAGGCTTCATAATCAGCCTCGTCAATAGAGCCGGTATCCCAGAACTTCTGAGAAAGCTGGGAGAGGTTTAAGCCTGCATCTTCGACCGCCTTAACAGCAGCCTCGTCAGTGGTAGGCTCTTCCACCTTCTCTACTTCGTCTGAACCGTCTTTATCATTTGTAGCTTCAGGTACTTCAAGCGTCCTCTTGGAGGACATCTTCTTCTCAAGTTCAGCATAGGCTTTCGCCATATCTGCCGCACTCTTGAACTTTTCAGGGAGCCATTCTGGGCGCTCTTCGTCACTACCCTCATCAGTTTGAGGGTCTTCATATTTAGCAGCTTCATCTTCAAGAGAAGGCTGCTGAACGTCCTTAGAGGCATCTAACGATACCGAAATGTTATCACCCAATTAAATAATTACCTTATTGTGCAGGAGGTACTTGTGACGGGGCATTAGCTTGGTCTGCAATGCCTTTAACAGCACCGGGAATAGCCTTGCCTGCCATGTCTGACATCATCTGCATCTGTTGAGCTTGTTGAGCCTGTTGAGCCTCCGCAACCATCTCTTCATCAGTCTTGACCAAGCCCTTAGCGTCGATGCCAAGAGAGGTTGCAATGCGGCTGATGTAGTCTCCGGGGTTCATGTACTTCATGATAACCTCTGGACCGAGCGGTTGAAGGGCGCTTAGTAAAGCAGAATACTTGTTGAGATCGTGTCCTCGTCCAAGAGCCTCTAAACCTGTGACGATAGCAGGCTGTACAACCCCTTTAGGGAGGGCTGGGAGCTTCTTCTGCTTGGTCATACGGTCCATGAGACGGTTGACTAGAGGTAGCTGAAATTCCTGAGAGAGGATTGAGTAGACGCCACCGAGCGCAGCTTCCAAGTCATTCGCCATAAAGCGGATTTCTTCAGCTGTAACGCGCTCTGCTTGACGTTGAACTGAGGAGTTCATCAGAAACGCCATAGATAGGCGATCAGTAATCGTCTTAGCAGCTTCATACGCAATCCGCATGTCAGACTGCTTGTCTGTCTGGATGGTTGTAACGTCATCCTTCTTACCTACAACGAAGTCTCCAGACTCAGCCTTAGACACATCCCGCATACGGGTGACGCCATTGGGGTTGAGAAGGAAGACTACCTTTGCAGCGGCAGCTGACGCTTCTACAATTGCTTTTGATAGACCCTCTAGGGAGATCAGATCACCAAGGTATTCCTCGATGTAGCCACGGCCATAGTCCTCTCCGTCAATAGCCGTCCAACGGAGGGCTAGCATAGGGGACTTGTCGATGGGCCATTGTCCCTCAGAGCCGGGGACTACCTTCCCGTTGATCTCCTGATAGAGACGCCATTTGCCTTCGTGTCGGCAGAGACGGGTATAGACCTTGACGGTCTTTTCTGTGGTGTAATCATCTTCATTGCTTGTATCATCAAGCATAGAACGCTCTTCTTCAGTCAGCGCCATTGGGCTAACTTCGTCCTTGGCGATAATATCAAGGACATTACCAGCTGGATCACGCTTGACCACATAAGTGTCGAGGCGATAGACCCGCACCCCACCCTCTTTGGGGAGGTACATTAGGACGTTACCAGAGACGATCAGTTGCTTCAGAGACTGAAATACAGAAGGGCGAATGTTGGAGCCTTCAATTTCGGCTTGTACACTTCGTTCAATCTTGTTCAGTCCCTCATCTACCTTTGCCTTAGCTCCAGGTCGTCCTGCCATTTGATCAAGTGTGAAGTCATCCACAACGAGACGGAAGAATGGAGAGTTTGGAGGGAGGAGTGAGAGTAGCAGTTTTGATGCTAGGTTGTTAACACCTCTTGCGCCGATACCTTGCCAAGGTGTGTAGTACACGGTGGACTTGCTATGCCCAGAAGGCGGGACAAGTGTAGGGATGGTGAGTTCAGCACAACGCCTAGCACGATCCAAGAAGGTAGTACGGTCGGTCGCAAGGCTTTCATAACGTGATTGACACGTCATTGCCTCGTTCATCGTTTGTCCTTAAGTGATACTTAGACCGCCTGAAGCGGTAGAGCCGGGGGATGAGTCGATTCCAAGCCCGCTTGTGCGGTATCGCTTGGTGCCTCCTGCACGCCTCTCCATCATATCTGCTTGCTTAGGAGCAGACGTGTCTGGTGCTTCCTGATCCAATACAGGAGGAGGAGGCGGCGGCGTAGGGGGAGGTGGGGGAGCTTTTGCACCGCCAAAACACATGTTGAAATATCCTATTTATTCTGTTGATCTTCGTAGAGCAGGCTCAGATGTCTAACGACACCAACTGCACCACGGGCAATCCAAATGTCCCTGTCAGATTGAGAGGGTTCGGGGGAGATATCGGGAAAGAGCCGCTGGAGATATTCCAGCAGCCCCTTCTCAATATAAGGAGTTTTATCTTCCAAGATATTACCTTATTGGACAAGCGCCTGTAGCGCAGTCAGCATCAGTCAGTTCATCAAAGCTCTCTGTACCGTCGAGATCGACAGGGGATAGTGTGGAGACATAAGCATCGTAGTCATTTTTTGTGACAACCTCCTGTGGAAGATAGAGATAACCAAGGTCAGCAGCGGTCTTCGTAGGGTCATTACGGTAGATAAAGCTTACACCAACGTAACTATCCCAGTTTACTAAGAGCCAGTTGATGATCGTAGGAACTTCGCTTGGGTCATACGAGATTGTCACTGAGCAGTTATGATCTACATAATTATCCATTAGGAGCTTGTATCGATCTAACTGGTCAACAGCAGACTCAAGGTTCACTTCAACCTCAACATCTTTGCCATCACGCTTCAAGTTCATTTTGATGAACTCTACAGTGTCATATGACACCGGAAACGTGATTAGGGCAGAGGTGTTATCTAGAGGGTTTAGTACAACTTTGTAGCCAGAGTTTCGACATTTCTCAACGATAGGATCGTGGATAGAGAAATTCACATTGTTGAAGATGTATTTGCCAAGCGGCTTATGAACACCTTCAGTCGTATCCATGATCTTAGACAGAGTACCAGAGGGTTTAACTGTGGTTACTGCTTTTGCGTGTGGTAGACCAAGCTCATTCGCCATGTCATTTGCACCACTTTGTGCAGCGTGACGTAGGTCTTGTAGATCGTAGGCGTTTAGATTAGCAGAGCATATGCCTGTTAGACCCACGCCACACAGGCGTAGATACTGGTTTAACTCGTGCCAACCTCGCTGCAAGATACCGTCATCCAGGTCTACACAGGTTTGCCTGTAGTTAGCCCTTGCAACAATATATGTAGCATTGATTAGTCCATCGAAGTCACCGTTGAACTTGGCGACATCGATCTCGACTAGGTTACAGAAAGACTTGTTACCTAGCATGATCTCAGCGCAGGGGTTTACACCCTTGAACCAAGGCGCTCGCTTCCTAGCAGCCTCGCCATTGATGAACCCCGGTTCAGACCCACCAGCATCCATCATCATCTGGAAGATGCCAGCCAGTTCAAACCTTGAAGGCTTCTGCCAGAACAGGAGGGAGTTGTTGGACTGTCCTCGCTGTGGATTGTTTACCCAGAACTCCTTCTTTGCCATAGCGAAGTCGTGGGCCTCTGGATCGAGGGCTGGCACAAGGGCGATCTCAGCGGCCCTACGGCTGCTAAGAGTGGTTCCCAGCCAGTTAACTAGGTCTAGGATGTCAATGCGGCTGAGAAGCTTACCAGCCCGTTTGTTGAGGAGTTCAGCGATGCCTACAAAAGCTTTGGAGATGGTTTCATCGCCAGAGCTAATCCAGCCATAGCCCTTCAGGCGCTCACCCGCTGGACGTATTTCTGAGAAGTCTAGGATGATCTTGTCCACTGGAGACTTCATAGCTACGAGTTTGCCTACACTCTTAGCCCACGCTTCCGCACTGTCACCTACCTGTAGCTGCCACACGGTTGTTCCGTCAGCCTTGTTGATGAACCACTCGGTGTTGCCTTCTCGCCCCTTGTTAGGGCGGGTTGACCGGATCACCTCGATGTTAACAGGCTGGGTAAATCCGTTAAGGTTTCCAGTGATTGGTTCAAATCCTACGCCACATCCCTGCAAGAGGAGCCAGAACGCATCAACTACATCGTGGACAGTTTCAACACGTCCAAAGCTACAGTTGAACTGGGAGGCTTCACGTCGCTTGGCAACCTCAGTACCACCTAGCCACAAGGTGCGGCCAGATGTGGTGACTTTTCGCTGTAACATTAGCTCACGGAGGTCGTAAATCTCGGAAGCTTGGGCATTAGATATCGGAATCTGTTGCGCCCTTTCCCACAGCCAACGCTGGTGTTCAATCACTCGGTCAACGGTTTGTTCCCACGTTTCGAACTTGGTTCCTTCATCGTTGAGAGGGCGGTTGTAGGTGCGTCGTGTAATGATGTTAGCGCGTGCGGATACCATGCGACCTCTTGGTTATGGTGGGTTAGCGTTCGTCGCCTGAACCGGACAGCTTGTTTCGCATCATACGGTCTTCAAGCTTTATTAGGTTCTGATTAGCGATTTCTGACAGATCAATATCGAGGTCATAGGCAAGAGCAGAGATGTACCAAAGCACATCACCAAGTTCAGCGGTTACGTCATCTCTCAGTTGAAAGAACGAGGTGCCATCACGCAGATACTTTTTTACTTTACCAGCAACTTCCCCTGCTTCACTTGCCAAGCCGAGTGCTGGATAGATGATGGCGTGATCCTCAGAATAGATTGCTGTTAGTGAGCATCTGTTCTGGTATTCATCAAAGCTGTTCATCTTCTTGCTCCTTGATCAATTGGTCCAAGTACCAGCGAGCCTTCTTTAGGTCTTTAAGAGCCGATCCTTTGTAGGGAGATCGAGTGACATACTTGATCACGTTACCCTCAGCGAACCCTAGCTCCCATGCTGTGATGAAGTCATAGACCTCGATCTTTCCTATAGTGTAGTGAGCGGGGTGTGAGATTTCGTCAGTTTCCATGAAGTCAAAACTCATCTGTTGGGGCTGTGGGCAGATGTCACACTGCCCTCTGCACTGACCAGCTTCCTTTACGCAGTAGTAGGTTCCCAAAGTATTACCTTTTGTGTTTTAGCATCCCAGTCAGTTGATCTTAGGATGCGAGCTAGCCTTGCTTGAACAAGTGCTTCTTCATCTGTTAATCCAGCTTTCTTGTAGGCTGCTAGAA